GTGCTTGTGCTGAAGGTTGTAGTCGCAAGAAGTTTTTACAAAATCTTTCTAGTGCAGACTTTTTATCACCATAGGCACCACCAACATGAATGTTAATTTTTGCCATACGAGATTCTGGTAGACCCATGAGGTCCATAATCTGTGCAGATTTGTCAAGTTCATTCATAGCATTGAGTACTACTTCTTCATTTGGTGAAGCTAGTACACAAAATTGACCTGGATGAAATGATAAACGCTGACCATTCTCCATTGCCAATGTACCGATACCTTTTAGTAAATTACAAATTTTGTCATAATCTGGTAAATCTGTAAATTCATATTCGGACATCCATGGAAACATGTTACTCGACATTCGATATACTTTTATTCCATTTTGATTATTCCAACTTACAATTTTTGTTAGATTTCGTAAGTTTTCTAATATAAGTTCTGATGCATACGCTACACCTTTTGCGTCAAAGGTTCTACGTATCATACTTCTGTTACATGATATGCCTTGCTTTGCAAGAGTCATATTTATACATGCGTATCCTAGTTGTTTTGCCATATTCTATAATATAATAAATTTATTTGACATGTGAAAATTATTTCCATAAAATTTGTATTGAAACCAATGTTGTTGCTAGGACAAGTGATATTGCAGTTTTTGTAGTTATACCTTCTCCCATGAATATCCACGTCAGTATAACAAACGATATCATACCCGTACCGAAACCTATAAATCTTCCTGGCCATAAAAGACCATCAAAATGATTCACTACATATTTAGTTGCAAAAATAAAGATATAGGAAATTATTGTTCCGAAAGTTATTGATAAAATAAGTGGGTTTTTGTCGAACCACTTCCAAAGAAATTGTCCGTTTGTTTGAATCCAGATGAGAACCTGGCCTAGTGTGAATAATAGAATACCTATTACTAATTGATTCATTCGCTAATTTTTAGTTATTTTCAGTTATTTGTTATTTAGTATAAATATAAACAAAATATTTGACATGGTAAAACCCAGGCCAATTATTTTCACTATTTTTTTACAAATAGATTTTTTACTTCTTTTGCTATCAAGTCACGTAAAAGGACTCTTAACTCTTCTTCGTCCTTTTCACGTCTCTTGAAGTGTGCATTAGGATCTGACTTAACACCTAGCTTCTTACCATGATAAGAAATAGTATTACCATTCTTGTCTTTACCTAATATTAAATCTTGGTCTGCCATTATTTTTTTGACTTTATCAATTCTGATAGCTTGATATTACCACTACTCTTGATTGATTCATTTTTTGCCTCAGGGTGAAGTGCTAGTCTAATAGATCTGTTAATGTCGTAAGAATATTCATCATCACTGTCTTGTGAATCTATCCAATCACCAAATCCACTAGAATCTATATCGGCATATCCATCATCCTCTTCACCATTATATTCGAAACCTTCTTCATCTGCAATAGCTTGAAATTGGGCAGGTGTCATGTTATATGCTTTGTCGTATGCACCGTCCCAAGTAGGTTTATTATTATCATACATATTATATTTTAAGAAGTCTTCTAAACTGTCTCGAAGGTCTTCTGCATCTGCTCCTTCATAATCATCGAACGTTCCATCGAAATATCCACCACTTTCAACCTCAGCACTTATATATCCGTTGTCATCTTCTAAACGGAATCTTACTGTTCCATCATCTGGATCCATTTCCATGCTTGCCGATCCGTCCTTAAACCTTTCAGTCAAGTCTTCATCAGATAGTCCAATATCTAAATTGCTGTTTAGATAACTTATATCTACTTCTTCTTCATTACCTGCTCCTCCTATATAGACAACATCCTCACCTTTATCATTTTTTGTTACGTTTTTCGTATCATTGTATTTTTTCTCAGACTTAGGAGCTGATTTCTTATCATCTGATTTTGAATCTGCACCATCTTTACCTGCTGTTCTGTCAAATGAAACTGCTGTTGTATCTTTTTTATCATCATCATCACCTCCACCTTGTGCAGCCTTCATTCCTTTTTCGTTTGCCTGATCCCAAGCAACTTTAGCTGGATGACCTTGCTTCATTGTCTTTGCAGCACCAGCCTTCATTTCTGCTGGTTTTCCATCCTTATCTTTATACTTTATTATTTCTTCGTCATCAACAAACTCTGATTCTTTTACTTCAGGTTGCTCATTTAATAATCCTTTTAGTCTAATCATTTTTAGTCTCCGTGTGATAGTTTACCATATATAAATATCAGCGTTTTACCTTAATGTGTATAATTTCTTTAACAGATGTGTCTATTCGCCTTAGTCCATCTTCATTTGTAACCATTATACAATTTCTATAATTTTCCCAATCTACTTGAAAATTTGTATCTAGGACTCCATTATTGCACAATTTTATAGTTTCATTTAGCGCATTGATTGTATATAATGTATTTGTTTGTTTCTTTCTATGTAGAGATATAGTTTCTGGAAATATTTCTACCCTACCTGATGCATCAATATTATATGTACACATCAATTCTCTAGTATCATTTTCATTCTTTAGAACAAACATTTTATTATACAAAATATCGTATGCGTCTATAATTCTATCTACGACTTTAGATAGTGAACGATGGTTTGTAAAGGTGCAAAGGAGCTGAGTTCTCATTATTTAATTCCCCATTGCTTCTTATATCTGTCGTCTTGTAATGCTTTTGAATCAATACCTGCTTCTTTAATTTGTTCAAGTATAAATTTTTTGAACTCGGCTTTTTGGTTTTTATCATTTAATTTACCATTAACTAAATTACCTTTATCGTCTCGAGAATTTGCAAACTTTCTTGCAGCTGCCCAAATTTCTTTTAGTTTCTTTCTACCCTCTGAATCTGCACTTGCGATTAAAATTCCATAACTTTTATACAAAGTATCACTTCCTGCATCACCAGAATTTCTTCCACCTTCATTATCTAAGTTGCAAGCTAAGCCCATTGCCTGCATAACTTTTTTACCGATCTTTGTTTGGAGACGTTTAACTGTTTTTATATCTGATTCATCAGTAACGTTTTCGAGTAGTGTATTACGAGTTTCTCTATACTGCTCATCTTCATAATCAAATTCTCTTTGAAGAGACTCAGCTGTTACATCAGCGCCCAAATCTGCATCTGCAATTTTTGGTGTTCCAAAGTCTGTTGTTCTAATTTTAGGTCTTTCATCTTCAGACATCGCTTCATATTCTTCGAGTGTTATAGTACCACCACCTTCTTTTCTCAGCTTAGGATTATCCATAAGTCTCATTGCAGTTTGCTCTGTACGAGGCTTCATTGTTGAAACATCTTCTTTTGCTTTTTCCATTTTGTCAAAATCTTCTTTTGACTTGTTTTTTAATGGGTCAACTTGCTTTTCATAAAAATCTTTCATATTCATATCTAGCTTTTTCTGATTTGCAGCTGAAGATGTGATTACAAAATTATTATCATTTTCTCTATCTAAAAGGTGGTCTTTTGGATTACCTCTTTCCTTATTATTTAATCCAACAAAATGTTCCAAGTCCATTGATTCTAAGTCTAAAGGTAAGCCAGTATAAGCACACATTCCGCCTTGTTCTTTATATACTCTTAGAACCATCATTGCTCTAGCTTTATTTGGTACCTTTCCTCTTGCAGCTACTGGATTCCCATTTTCATCAACTTGTAAATCAGGGTCATTTCTATCAGATGTTATTGTATCATCGTTTTTCTTATATCCTAGAAAGTGGTTGTCTCCTACATTTTTACCACCTGCTCCTGCACCTGCTAGATATTTTTGCAATTTTTTAGGTAGAGTATCATACATTTCCTTGACTTCAGTTTCGCTAACTTTAGTTTTTCTTATACTTCTTACACCTTTAGCTACGTGTTCAGGTGAACCATCGCCATATAATTCAATTAAATTTTCTCTATTTTTAAGTAATTGGTCTCTATCAGCAATACCAAATGAATTTTTACTCCAACCTGCATTATCTCTTTCTGTGTATGTTTGCCCGAGTGCTATTAAAAGTTCTCTATTTTCTCTATCTGTACTATCCAATGTTTTAATAGAGTCTAAAGCTTCTCTTAGTTCTTTACCTATTTTAGAGTCTTCTTTAGAATCTTGCTTTAACTCATCTAAGATTTCTTTCTTTTGTATTCTTAGATCTGCAGGTAGTGGTCCTTCGAATGACATTATCTGCTTTATTGTTGCCGCTTTTTGTTTTTGCTTGTCTTGTAATTGATCGGCATCAACATTGGCTAAATTGTCACGGCCTGCAGCAGTTCTATCAAATGATATTGAAGAACCTTTTTTATCTTTTCCGCCGCGCTTAAAGTCATCTCTTTTCTTAAGTTTGTCAAGGTCAATGTGGGTGCCATTTTTTATTGCTTGTTTTCTTGCATCTCTCGTGGCAAAACCTACTATTTTTTGTGCCTTTAAGCTAAATGCCTGGAATGGCAATTTCTTATTTTCTATAAGATTTTCGGTATACTCTAAGACCCAGTCCTCATCATAGCCATTTTCTCTCAAAACATCTCTGAGAAATTCTACATGAGTTCTATTCTTCGGATCTGGGCATCCATCATTTACTCTCCATGCCCATTCTGAAACTAGTCTGTTAAAATTCATATTTGTCCACGTATCCTTATTATTTATATATAAATATAAGAGTTTAGAGCGACTTATCAATCATAGTACCATAATTTGCACCGATTGACACTTTTGATTGAATTTTCATTGAGTTCTTTAATTCTTTTAAGGTATCTAAACCATCAGATATATCGAAGTCAAATAGAAAACTATCATAAGTACATAATACAACCTTTGTTTGTTTGTCATTCAAAACCTTCTTGAACCTCTTTATTACTTGTATATTATATTCTGTTTCATAAGCTTGAATATAATAATTAAAAAGCTTTTGAGGATTCATTTCTCCAAGACGTTCTTTTGTCATACGTCTCTTATATAAATATGTAGTTACGCTATTTTTTGACTTCCATTCATGCCAAAGTTTTCCAATAAATTTACTAATAAGACTAAAAAATTCAATATTCTTAAATTCTTCAGGTATACCACCATATAGAATCTTAAAGTTTATTTGTTTTGCTTCTTGATATTCTTGTTCTGTTAATTCATCTTTACCGAAATAATACTTTCCAAGATATGTATGTACACTATCATCAGGTAATTTGTATCCAACTAGATTAGCTATCAATCTCAAGTGGTATGCATCAAAGTCCATTTCAACTAACATACCATTATTGAATCTACTAGTAAATCTATCTCTACTACCATCTTCTTTATTAAGTGCAGCATAATTTATACCATTATGAGTGTTGGATGGTCTTCCGGTTGAAGTAAATAGATTATATTGTGTATATTCTATACCTTCAGGTGTATATAATCCATTAGATTCTAAGTATAAATATGCTTCAGACATATCTCTATTGTATTCGATAAACTCGGTTGAAAGTGTATCTATATTGCCTATAGTTTCTATATATGTTTTTCTGTTCTTTTTACAATATTCTAACAACTTTAATATTGGTACAAGCTTATTATTTTCTGGAAATTTCCAAAACTTTCTTTCAATAACATTTTGAACAGAGGTCTTTTTGAAGTTTAATTTATTACCTGTATTATAGTAGTGTAATAGTTCTAAGTCTATTAAATTATCTGATTCTATTCCTAAGTGTTTAGCATCTTTTATACTCGGTACATATGCTCTAAATATTTCTGTAGGTATTTTATGGCAATCTGCATCTGGATGGTCTATTGGTAGTAAATAAGACTTATCCATTTGTAAATCTCTAATGTATATACAACATAAGCTGGTATTTTTTGGATGTAGAGAATAATTAAGTGGTACTGGTACTAATACAATAGGTCTTTGTTTTATTATTTCAGTAACCTTATTATATAAACTTTTGTCTACTATCATGTAGTTAATATAAACAAAATATTTGACATGGTAAAATTATAGTAAAGCTTTTAGTACAGAATGTGTCAAATTACTATGTACTGAACCTACCATCGGACCTTTTGTAGGATGAACATGATACTTTCCAATATATCTTTGACCATCCGGAAAATATAAATAAGAACCGTCGGAGTACAAATCTTCTGCAGGATCTGGAGCAGTATATTGTAATAAGTCCTGTACAAGTGGAAATAATTGAGGTATATCTTCTAATAATATTTCAGACTGTTGTAAATTTCTCTCATATATGCCTTTTTTTATTTCTACTCCTGAGGCACCATATATTGAAAATAAAGGACCTGTTATGTACCAAGTTGTCTTTGCTACTTTATAGTTTGAATTATACGGATTAGAACCTTTTTTATAGCTCTTAAACTGGTTTTCATCTATTTCATAAACTCGTAAAGTATTTCTCTGTAATAATAAGAATCTTGTTAATTCACCTTTTTCAATATCTTTACTAGATGGTTGAGGTACAAATGCTTGTGGTTCATTTATCTTTTTAATCTCTCTTGTTTTATCTCCAATTGTTCTCCAAATATTAGTGTACTCTCTATTTAGATTTTCACCAAACTCTATTTTTTGTTCTGGAAATATTTCTAGAGCTTTATATGAATATACTGCACCTTCAAAGTATTTTTTCTTTTTTAAGTCAAACATGTGATAGTAACCTTCAAATGGAGCTCCATCAGCATAAAAGAATTCACCACTATTTGCATAGAGGTTTTCTTTTAATTTCATTTGTTTTGGTCTTCTATATATAGTCATAATAATATCCTAAGGATTTTTTCGCATAAATCCACATGCTAAAGTTGTTTTCCAATCTGCATTATCAAGCGCATGTTCTACCTTTGTTATTTGAAAACAATAACCATCATATTGACTAGGAAGATAATCTGTTGTTATTAAGTTTCCAAAAGTAAACCCTCCTATACCATCTAATTCTACATCTAGAGTTATTGGAAGAGGTACAACTCTGGATGGTGCAACAGGATCTGTTTCTCCTAATGCTAATGTTTTTGCACATCTTTTTGCGGCTGCAGTAGAATCAGGACTTATTTCTTTACCTAAATTTGTAAATACTTTTTCCATATCAACCGTTTCTGGTTCTGAATCTTTTTGTTCTTTTTCAGGAGTACAATTATCCTTTATATCTGTATCTGCACACTCTGAAGAAACTCTAATTGCATCCTTAAATAAGTCTGTTATTCCTTCGGTCCATAGAGATATTCCACCACTTTTGTTTCCTCCACCTTTACCATTAGTGTTATTTGCACCATAAGTTATTTGTGCTCTAAAGTCTGGATCTGATTCAGTCTGTGTACTAACACTTCTTGCAATACTATTTTTACCATAGGCAGGTAGAGTTAGAACTGCAGGAGTACCGGCTTGCGGACTGTTATCTATATCTAACCATTGAACAATTGATTCTGCTTGTGGGTGAGGTACCATAGTAAAGTTCCAAAAACCTCCACATGCTTCTGTAACTCTATCTAATACTCTTTTTACATAAGTACTTGCACCATCATCTTTACCTAGAGCATTAAACTCTTCTTCTAACATTTGAATGTTTAATAATATACCTCCTAAATATATTCCATCAGGAGCTTGTGCAGATAAACCACTAAAGTCACTAGAAACTTTATTAAAACTACTAACTGTTTTGTCTGTATATGCACTTCCTGGTATAAGACAAACACCAGGGTCACCACTTACAACATCAGTAACTCCACCTCTACAGACAGAATGATTAGAATAAAATAATCCCTCATACTTATTTCCTGTATTTGAAAGATTACCATAACCAGTTCCACAAACGGTTGAAGCATCAGACCTATCTATACCATCGTCACCTGCATCATCTGTAATAGGCATCAAATTATGATTAACAACATATTCTTCAAAACACTCAAAAGTAATAAAGTTTAATTGAAGAGTAGCTGAACCAAGTCCAAATGGCCACTTACTTTCATCTGCTCCAGCTTGGTCATCTGCTGCGTCTGCATTCATTCCTACTCCACAAACATTACCAGATCCATCTGTAAACGTTTGGTCATCTTCCATACACTGTTCTTTTGCAGCATCTAAAGTCTGAAGTATATTAAATGTTGGCCCTTTTTCTGCTTCATCTTCTTTTGCATCTTCAGGGCAAGAACAATCCTTTGTTGCAGCTTTAGCTGGCATTGCAGCAACATTACCTGCCATACTTGTTAGAGTGCATTCGCATTCAAAAGATCCATTTGCACCAATTGCCCAACTAAAATCTGTTACCGCTCCTCTTAGAGCGTCTGTACAAGCTTCATAGCTATCTCTATGGGCCTTTATCTTTTTGTAAAATTGTGGATCTGGTAACTTACATCTACTATCTTCATATGTTCCTGCTTTTACGTTAGTACCAGAAGTATCTACAGTCCATCCCCATTCTATAGTTACAGTTCGTCCATAAGTTAAAAATTGTGGAGCTAAATCACTGAAGTCATCTTTTGTCCAACAAACAAATTTTAATGATGCCTCTTTGAATCCACCATGTGTACCCTCTTCAGATATATTTAGTGCTGTTATGCCCGGTTTAGGCCTATTAGTTGTATGATATAAATCTGTTAAATTAGAAATTTTTCCTGTGTCACCCAATATACCTCCAGTTGATGCACATGAATATGCTCTTACCCAAGGTTTTCTTTTGGTCATCCAAGATAAATATTGGCCTCTAGTATCTCCACCTCCAACGTTTTTATTTGCTGAAGATCTATTGTCTATTGCTTTCGACGTTGTTGCGTCTACATCTTCACATGCCCCATAACCTGTATTTGCCATTTTATCTCTCCGAATTTAAGTTGTAAAATGCTTGTATAATTTCATCTGTATTTGTTGGTATTCTCAACCTTATTCCAGGCTCAACAGATATACCACCGTGTATTAAATTGTTTGCTTTTGCTATAATCCAATACAATGTAACGTCACCATAAAATTCATGTGCCAAATTATCAAATCTATCACCTATCCTTGTTTCAATAAATATATCATCAGCCTGTCTTTCTATTTTAGGATATGCAGTACTTGTATATGCAGTTCTTTCAGGAATAGGTAGTCTTTTGTCAAACTCACCACGAAGCCTTGACCTTTTATCTTTAACTTTTTTTTCTGATTGTTGGTTATATCTTTTCATATTTTATCTACGTTGTTCTAAATGGTACTGCCGTAGCGGGTCCAGATAAATCTATTTCTCCACCTTCTTTAGTTGTTACGACTCCGAAAAAGTCTGAACTAGTTGACAATAAATTATCATATTGTGAGGTTATTATATCTCCAGCAATAGATACATCTATATAATATGGTAGTTGTCTACCAGGATCGATGTCCCATGGAGATTGTTCGTTCATTACATAGTTAACATTATTGATAAAACATAGTTGATTATCAAAATAATTACCAACAGATATTCTATTCATTGGCCCTTTTGGTTGTCCTGCAGAAGAGTAAGATGGTGCAGTTTTTTGAGCTAACCTATTTAATTTAAGATACATGGCCTCAAGCTCTCTAGCTGTAAAAGCTGCTACTGAAAATTCTAAACTAAAGTCTACTGCAAATTTACTCATTAACTTTACATCCGTTAATCTTCCAACATATTCAACATTTTGAAATTCTGGTTTTATATTATGTGAAAAAGACTTTATATAAGATCTAAATTGTATACCTGCAATAACTAATCTACATAAATCATCTGCATCTGAAACCTCTAACTGTGCAGTTGTAGACTTACCATCTTCTGTAAATGCATTTAGTAATATTTTGTCACCTATTTCATTGCCTGTTAAATCTTTTAGAACTACTGTTCTATCGCTTCTATCTAATCCTCTTTCTCCATAATTCTGTCCAAGTTTTGATTCTCTAGGTGCATTTGCATATTCACTATCAGTTTGAAAAGTTTTATTTGCATTATCTAGGTCTTCTCTAAAGTCTCTTATAGAATTCTTTGCTAATTGTTCAGAAGGTATATCACCATAAGCATATACTTCATAACTTGCAAGATTACCAAATGTAGGTCCATAAGGTTCTGTGCCATCTTTTTCTACAAAATTAGTTACTGCTTGTTCTACTTTATCTCCAGGTAGGTCATTATATTTTTTTAGTCCTGCAGGTGTTATATCATCTTTATTTTCATCTAGTATTTTTGCCATTCTAGACGATTCAAGAACATCTCTTTTTGTGTTATCAACCTTCAAATCATCTGGAGAAGATAGTGGGAATCTTTCTACAATTACCTGGTCTCTATTGTTTTGACCAGCTGGATTATCTCCTCCACCAACTCTTTGACCATCTGCATAACCTTCTTCGGTAAAGTATGCATTACCTGCAACTATAAATTGACCTCCAGCATCTTTTGCAAAAGTAGACATATCATTATAGTTTGCAGCTGGATTATCACCGGCTGTATGTATAGAATTATCGTTATCTTCTGTATTTATTTGGTCAGAATATGGTGCACTAGGCGATGAAACCATAACTGCATTATTAGGATTTGACTTTAATCCTTTATGTGTATCATCTACGTCTGAAATTAAAGAACCTATACCTTTTTCATAATTAGTAATAACTATTTTTGATTGTGCCCATGTTCCATTAGTTTCACTATGCTGACCTAAAGGTATACCAGAAGTTGAACGTCTAATAGTAGTACTTCCAATACCATATACTGAGTTAGGACCCATAATTCCACTTAACAGGTCTATCTCTCCTGAGGGTACAATTCCAGGTATAAAGTTTTCTAAAACACCAGCTTTTTCTTGCGCTGCTCCTACAATTTTACTATTAAAGAATCCTGATAGAGCTCCGCCTGCTCCGCCTAATGCAGCTCCTAGTGCAGCTTTTGGATCTCCTAATATATTTAATCCACTTGTACCATCATTTGATAGTCCAACTTCCATATCCTTTGTTAATTTTACAAGTCTATTTCCAGTTGGTGCACCAGCATTTTTAGATACTTCGAATCCACCTAATTTTTTAGTTTCATCTGCTACATTTTCATAGTAGTTAACTTCTTTTTCCAATGGTCCTAGACCATGTCTTAGGAAACCTATACTTCCAACAGGTGCAACATTTGCTACAATTTGTGCAAGTGTTGATAAACCTAATGGATAAATTCTTGTTGTACGTGCAAAGAAACCGCCTCCATCTATACCTGCAGCTGTTTCTACTTTTGGATTGGTTAATTGTAGTCCAACATTTTTTGCAATAAATAAAAGACCAGTAGGACTTATTAAAAACTTACCTATTCTTAGTGCATCATTTACAGTTCTTATTACACGAGATACTATACCACCTCTAACCAAACCATCTTGGCCTTTGAAGCTTCTTAATCCTACATTGTCATTTGCAATAACTTTACTATTTATATATGGCTGACCTAGTTCTGAAGTAAAGCCATCAAATCTATGAAATGCTTCTGCTCTAAGGTCAAATTTATTGTATTGTTCTAATAATTGACTTTTACCTGAAGATATAGTATTTCTAGTAGTGTCTATTCCATCATCTGTTAATGTTCCACTTGGTCCTGCTCCTGTAACTAAGAAGCCACCAGGTGTTGTAAATGTTTGTGGAGCTCCAGTGATTCTAGAATAGTTTTCCTTTGTATATCTATATGATGCTCTTGGAGAAGGTCCATCTGGTATAGTATATGTTAATGAACCAGGACTACCTGCTATTCCTATTAAATCACTTTCTCCTAAGTGTTTTTTATCTGGAGTAAAGCCATTTGCATCTACATTTAGTATATTATCTTGAAATGCTAGTGTTCCTAATCCTTGTTTACCATTATATTCAAACTGACCTGTACCAATTGTTGGAAGGCCTGATATTCCTGTAAAGTCAGTTAATAGTCCTTTTCCACTGGCTTTACCAGTAAAAAATCCGTTTTGTACATCGTTTGCAAATCCATCTCTAACTTCTAATTGACCTGTTGTTTTTTCTGGTGTTGCAGCGAAAGGTATAGGATCTAAAGTTGTTTTTTCTAGAGTTGCTGCAAGTGCGCTAACTTCAGCCGTTGGTTTT